ACCCCGGCCGGGGTGTGCACCGGGCACACCGGACCGTCCACCTCGAACGTGGCCGGGGTTTCGTCCCACTCGACACGGTCCCGGCCCTGAATGTCGTTCTCGTTGGTGACGAGCAGCCAGCGTTGCACCAGCGGGTCACGGCCGTCGGCCAACGGTTCGGAGCGGTGATCCTGTTGCATCCACGCCGCGATCTGCGTCCGCGTCGCCCCAGTGCCGTAGTCAAGCACCGTGTTGCCGTGGCTGTCAGTTGTCGCCGCCGGTCGGACCACTGTCACCGTGTGCGGCAGCAACCGGGCCGGGATCACAACGCCACCTGGATTGTGGTAGCCGTGCGCCGGTAGCGTGCCAGCGCGTCACGGTCGGCGTTGGTCAACCGCACCCCGGGTCCGGCGCTACCGGACCCCTGCTGCAACTGGTAGAAGTACGAGCCGATCCGCTCCGAGACCATGCCCTCCACAAGAGAGGGTGCGACCAGCACACGCAGCACCATGGCGCAGGCCACCGCCACCACATCCTGCGGCACCGTAGCGTACCCGTGGGAGTAGGTCACCCGGTAGGTGTCCACCGGCCACCCGACGTCAGCCCAGCGCGCCGGCAGGCTCAGCCACAGGTCGGTCTCCGGCGGCCAGATGTCCACCTGGTCTACGCCGTCCCACGTCCACAGGCCGGCGGGCAGCGTGAGGTCGGGGATCACTCCGCCCCCCAACGCGACCACTTGGCTGACCGCGGTGACCGGCCGCTGCGGCAACCGCAGCACCGTTCCCACCAGCCGCAACACCACCTGGTCGTCAACGGCCTGGTCGAAGTCCTGCCTGGTGTAGCCGCGGATCATCGCGGACGCGTCGGCGAGCAGCGCGGCCGCCCGCGCCGTCTCCTCNNCGGTCAGGGAGCGACCCAAACGGTCCTCCAGGTCACTGATCGTCGCCAGGTCGGCCACGGCTCACCTCCCGCAGTGCACGCACCTGCGCGGCGTCCTTCGCCAGCTGGGCAGAGCGCCACAGNTCATACGCACGGCGGTCCTTCTTGACCTGGGTCGGCCTGTTCCAGTGCCGGTACTGATCGTCTTCCGGAGCCTTGCCGGCGGCCGGATGCACGTGCTCTACAACCACATCGGACAAATAGCGGATACAGCCGGCGGCACGTCCCAGGGCGTGGATCGAGCTGTCGCTGTCCAGGTGCTCNACCGGAGCCGGCACCATCCGNCCCAGCGCGGCCACAATNTCCGCGGTCATCGCCCACTGGGTGGGGAGGCGCTCACCCTGCAANAGGTCATTGCCGAACACGATGCCGGTGCCCANCTCCCGCAACGCGTCCAGATAGGATCGTGCCCACCCTGGAGTGCGTGGCAGGTGGTCGTCGCCGGCGAACCCAAGCGCCCAGAAGTTCCGTGCCTCGCGCGTGGCAACCTTGTTGAGCTTGCTCACCATCGGTTCCCACGCAGGCAGCTCCGTCAGCCACCAGTACCTGTGGTCGCCACGCCGCTCATCAGCCAACCGCCGGTACCCGCCGATCTGCGGATCGTCGGCGTCGCCAGCGAAGACCAGCGCGGCATCCGCCCACGCCCCGGTCGCGTCCCACGCCTCCAACACCCGCCGAGCGTTGCCCGGCCGGCCACGAGTCGGCACGATCACCAACAGGTCAGCCACTAGTCACCTCCTCATCCGGGCCCAGACCCAGGTCGTCCGCCAGCCNCCACGCACGCGCCGCCAGCGCGCCGTCGTGCTGCTCCCACGCCGGCGACCAGGAGATGCCGGTGGCGCGCCGGCTGGCCTCGTGCCGGGTGCCGCTGCGTCCGCAGCCGGTTACCACGAACCGGTCAAGCACCTGCGGCCGCCAGCATCCGGCCCAGCTCGGCGACCCGTTCCACCTCTGCGCACCATCGAGCCATGTCCTCATCCGGCCGCAGCTGCTGTGCCCGCTGCCGCGCCCGCCGGCTGGCCGCCTTGTATGGCCCCGGCATGGCCAGGGTCTGCAACGCCCTCCGCCACCCGNCNAGATCCTCACGATCCACGAAGATCCCGGCCTCGCCCAGGTTCTCCTGCAACCCTGGTGTCGGGTGTGCCACCACCGGGATGCCGGCGGCCATCGCCTCCGTGCCGATCCGGCCCCATGACTCGTAGGAGCTCGGCATCAGCAGCACGCGGGTGCGGGACAGCACCCGGTCGCGGATCTCGTGGTGCGGCACGTGTTCCACGATCTCCACGTTCGGCAGGCCGTCGCGGATGAGCTGATTGCCGTACGCGCCCATGACACCCAGGAAGCGAAGCCGGGGCATGTGCTCGGCGAGCCACCAGAACACCTCGGCACCCTTACCCATCACCGTGCCGTCAGNNTTNCGGTCCATCCGCCGCAAGTTCACCAACGTCACATGGTCGTGCGGGCCGTCCGCCTGGTACTCGTCCGGGTCGACCAGCGGCCGNACGATGATGGTACGCGGCTGCGGCGCNCCCCTTCGCCGCAGCCACATACCCAGCTCCGCCGCCATCCACTGGCTGTTGACCACCACCAGGTCCACCCGTGCGCCGGGAGTGACCAGCACCTCGTGCGTGACCGGCATGGTGTTGTGATGCACCAGCACCACCGGGGTCCGGTGCCACTGGCCCAAGAACGCGGCCCGCGGGCTGTTCTCCAAATGGCTGACGATGACGTCGGCCTCGTGCAGCCAGCGGAACGGGTCNNGCTTGTCCACATGCGGCCANNCCCGCACACCGTCCAACGTGTACGGCTNGCCNNNTTGCNGTGACAGNGACAGGTCGACCTNGTGGCCACGCCGCACCAGCGCCCGCAACATCGCGTGCAGCATGGTCTCCGCGCCCGCGCAGTGGTACGGCAGATACTGGTGTGCCAGCGCCAACACCCTCATAACCGTCTCCACGTTGACCACGGCAGCCCCACGTCCGCCGGCACCAACCCGAGCCGACCGGCCACCGCGGCACGCTCAGCCGGCGCCCAGGTGGTGACCCCGATCCACGAGTCACGCTCCTGGGGTGTGACGCTGGTCGGCCAGTCCAGCACGAGCAGGCCACCATCGCGGACCGCGCCCGCGATGGTGGCCACGATCCGGGCGGCGCTGGCCCGGTCGTGGTGGATCAAGACGGCGAGGCAGTATGCGGCGTCCACGACGGGCAGGCTGTCGACCGGCGCGACCGTCACTGTGTCACCGGCGTTGCGGCGTAACCGGTCGACCATCCGCGGCGACGTGTCCGCTGCGATTACCCGCCAGCCCTGCGCGGCCATCGGCACCGCCACCCGGCCATCACCGCACCCGTAGTCCAGCACGCTGCCACCGACGTGGACACCAGCAGCCCGCAGGCCGGCGGTGATCTTCGCCGCCTGTTCGCGTCCGCTGTCCCAGTACGCCTGCTCGGACTCGTCTCGGGACGGGTGGATGCGCCGCGGGTCGGCCCGGTCCCACGCATCCACCACGTCCCGATACCCCACCACCATCTAGCTGTAGGTGTAGGAGCCCGAGCTGAGCACGGCGAACGGCCACCGGTTGACGTTCTCCGCCGGCGCGCCACCCGACTCGCCCGCCGAGTCCTGCGCCAGCCGGTTCGCCGGGTTGGCCACTGCCCACGCCAGCCGCAGCGTCATCCGGATCGCCAGCGAATCCTGCTGCATCAGGTTCAGCACGATGTTGCCCATGTCATCAGAGATCACTCCACTGTCGAACACACGGAATGAGATGTCCTGCCGGACGCCGACGATGGCCTGCGACCAGTCACCGGCGATCAGCTGCGCCTCCGTGATGTCCCACGCGCCATTCAACGTCTCGTTCAACGGCAGGCCGTAGAGCGACCCGCGCCGAGGTTGGGTCAGGTCCGGCTGGTAGATCGGCACACCATCGTTGCTGCGCAGCCGGGCCAGTCGCCAGTTCAGCCCAGGACGGCTGGCGAAACCGGTCACGTTGTACCCGTCGTTGGCCAGCAGCTCACCCAGGTAGGCCACCTCGGCGGCCATGTCCTGCGCCACGGTCTCGCCGGGGATCACATCGCCGGTCACGAACCGGTTGCCCGCGGCCACCGCCCGCTGGTACACCGGATCGCCCCAGCTCACAGGCTTGTTGGTGCCGAACAGGCACGCACCGTCCACAAGAGCGCCCGCGGCCTCCACCAGCCGCGGCCGCACCTCATCCCAGATCGGCACCTGAGCATCGTCAAAGTACTGCTCCGGCACCGGGACGATGACGGCGNTCTCCTCAGCGACCAGGTTGACGTTCCGCCACTGCTGACGGTCCGTCGACTTTAGACCTGTGTCACCGCCGACGAAATAAGCAAACGGCAGCACACTGAGCACCGGAATCCGGTGCGTCAACGCCGGCATGGTGAACCGGCGCGCCAGAGACAGCACCGCCGAACTGGCGGGCATCTGTTGGATGATCTGCGCAGACACCGGCTCCGGCACGAGCGGATCGTTGGTGGTCTGACGCTGGATCGCGAGATCCGTTGCCATCAGTCATTGTCCTTTCACGACAGTGCCCGCGGCAAAATCATCCGGGGCACAGGGTTAGCGCGGCCCACGCATCCTGCGCAGCCACGTGTCAGGGTCGATCGGCACGTCGCCGCCGGCCGGTGCCGAGCCGGACCGCAGCGTCTCCACCGGCCGGGTCGTCGCTGGCGGCNCGCCGACACGCAGGGTCGGGTCGACGTCCAGACGCTTACGGATCAGTCCCTCAAGCGCCTGCTGGAATCCTTCGTCTGGCAGGTCGTTGACCTCTTGCATGAACCGGCGGCTGTCCAGCAGCCGCTCGGCGTCCACACCCAGCCG